ACAAGAAATAGAGTCTATAATTTGGCTTTTTAAAGAAGAAATTCTTTTGTTGTACATACGAGCATTTTATCAAAATGGGTTTCCTGTTTATTTTTGTAGATATGATCGTTTTTTCCTTTTCTTTATTCCTACAACTGAGCAATGCCATCAACTTCTTTGTTTTGATTGGCCACGATTAAACTTTCAACTATTTCTTTTTTGCTCTGATTTGTAGTAACGAATGGTTCAATAGTACAGTAACTTGCACATTCTTTTTGCAGCATTTCAAATATCACGTCACCTATTGAGTTTACTTCCACTAATGCAGTTTGGACAAAATTTGTCCTCAAACCTTGAGCTATATTTTTAACTATGCTTTGCCAGTCAGTATGTCTCCAACGTTCAATGTAGAACTGTTCGCCTTTTTCATTGAATATTGAAAGCACCGAGTAATCGTCTGCCCTACCTAAGTCAATCCCTGCAAAAGCCCTTCCATTTGCTTTACTGTCGACAATTTGTCGATTGTTGAATAGTGTTGCAGTCCCATCTACAAACTCTGCAAGGTATTCCTGCCTAAATACCATGTCAGGCAAAGTCAATTTAGCGTCGTCAATCTCTTTTGGGTTAATCATTGGGTTATGATACGAAGTCATTGTAAAGGACTTGTACTGCTCATTAATCCCATCCAATTGATACATTTTGTAAAAATGGTTTTTACCTTTTGGAGTGCTAATTAATAAAACCTTTTTGCCTTTTACCAATACAGTTGCTCTTAATACTTCAGTCCATGCCTTCTCATCCATAAAGGCAAACTCATCACAAACCAGGTAATCGAATGTGAAACCTCGAATGTTATCATAACGCTCTGCTGAAAAGAATTGAATTGTTGAACCTGTTATGTATTCGAGTACTAACTCACTTTGATTAACCTTTCTGTATATTTCAGGTCTCTTTGCAAATGCTTTGTAAACTTCCTCAAATACTTTCTTTGATTGTTTGTAAACAGGACTTATCCATGCACATTTAACCTTCTTATTGTTTAAAGCCCAATATAATAACTGATTTGAAGCGAGTAAGGTTTTACCGAACTGCCTACCTATATTGATAACATAATACTTTTCATTGCTATGATTTATAGCATTATGTATTATCTTCTGATTCCGATGTGGTGTGTATAATACTGCTTTCGCCAAAGTCTGCTGTAAATTTCATGTTTCCTGTTACCTTCACCTCTTGTTGCTCAATATAGCCACGTTTCTTGCCTTTACACTTTAAATAGAACATTGTGCTTAATGGATTGCCTTTAGCTATCTGTTTATGCAATTGACTTTCTGCAAAGTCCAAAGCTACATTCTCAAGTTCCTTTACTGCCTTTTTATATTCTTTGTCTTTTTGATACCACTCATAATGAGTAGAACGTGCAATGCCAACTGACTTACAAGCTGTCGTTATAACTCCTAAATGTTTTTCAAGAGCATCTAACATTGCCTTTTTTAATATGTCCGAATTTGTTGTCATTTTTTTCTATTTGAGCGCAGAGGTGGAATCGAACCCCTCTTTTTGACTGGATGTCAATTGTGCAACCATTACACTTTCTGCGCATTTTTTTGGGTATGGTTTACTTAATGATTTACACAAAGGTATTAAACTTTTGTCAAGTGGGTAAATATATTTGTGTTTTCCATCACTAAAAAACTCTGTAGCATTTTTGTCTAATAATCTTTTTACTTCTGATATACTTTGTTTAATCCCTCTTGAATGTAATGTTTTTGGATGTGTTTTTTTCCCATTAATAATAAATGCAGCACGCCCAATAGGTTTTTGTAACCCTATATAATACCAATTAGTAGCTTGATAAATAATGCCATTATGTTTTTGGTCTAAATCAGCATAACTAACAATCATTTTTACTGTTGGCATTTTTTTTACTATTAATTTTAATGATAATGATAATGCTTTACTAGTACTTTCTTGTTTTCCATTTAAAGCCATTCTTACTAGTTCAATTATTTGTCCGTTAACTAAAAAAAATTCTTTGCCAATATTAGGATTAGCACCTGCAGCATACAATATACATCCACACCATTCATTTTTATCATTAAATACAGAAAAAGCAAAAGGGTTTACAGGTGTAGTTTTTGAATAATGATAATTTTTACAACTATATTTAATTGCTTTTATACTTGCTATTTCTAATCTCATAATTCACCTGCTGAAACACTAAAATAAGCACCTTTGTATTTTCTATCTAATAATTCTTGTATATCAATTTCAGCTTTTTGTAATTGCTCAGGACTTTCAAAAGTTATTTTCATAGTTGCAGGTTTATTTTTTTCTTCACCTATTAATTCATCTAAACTTGGCTCAGAATCAAATAAAGGCAAATCTAATCCCCATTCAGTTAAATCTTCTGTATTCCATTCATTAGCTAACATATCCCAGTTCCATTCACCGAAACCAACATTATCTTTAATAATAAACTCATTTTGTTTTTCAATGCTCCAATCAACCATTTGAACGGGTGCTTTTTTCCATCCAGCTTCCTGCATTGCTCTTAACCTCATGTTTCCGCCCAACACTATCATTTCAGTATTAACAACAATAGGTCGCACGTTTGCCATTTCAGGAAAGTCCTTTAAAGATTGAACTAACTTTTTAAATTTGTCATCCTTTAAAACACGTGGGTTATTAGGATTTGACTTAATTTCTTTAATGTTTATTTCTTTTATCATAAAGTACCATTATCTTTAAGTACCGCCAGTAAGTATTCAAGTAGTTGTTTTCTGCAATCTCCACATCCTAAGTTAAAAGGTTTGTTTCCACTCTTTATAGCAAGCTCGTTTAGTTCTGTCCAATTAAAAGTTGGTGAGTAGTTTTTTCCCATCTGCTCCCATTTGATTAACTGCTCTGCTATGTTTTGTGGAATCATAATAAGTACCTATCGTTTATCTGTTCAATTAGTGATGCCAATAAAGCAAAGGTAAAAGGAATAGTCAATAAATCAAAATAAGTTGTAAAGTTTATTAGTTGGTAAATTAAGAAGCTCCAATAAGTTAAGCACAAAGGGCAAGTAAATGGTTTTCTCATTAGTAGTTTTGGCTTAGGAATGTATTTTGCCAGTATGTAGGTAGTTGCTAAAAGTTGTATCATTCTATTGTGAATCCTTTAATTATTATTTCAGGTATCTCATGCTTTGTACTTACTATTGTTGCCCAAGCTCCAATTGTTTTTAAGTTTCTTCTATAAGGAAATAAATGCCAAACTTTATCTAACATGTATCCGTATGCTTCAGGTTCACTATCATGTATAATCATATAGTCGCATTTGTTTGCTAATTTGATAATATCTAAATGCCTTCTTTCTCCTGGTGAATGGTCAATTAATATTACAGAATAGTTTTCATGTTCAATTGCATCCCAATCAGTTACATGGTTAGCACTATACTTATCTGCCCATTCTTTGTCATAATCATAACTTATTAATTTACGCTTATCTGTTTTAAGGTACTGAATTAAATGAGGTGTTGAACCTTCACCACATCCCAATTCTAAAACGGGTTCAGTTTGTCCTTTAGTTTCTTTTAAAGCCCACCAAAGTAATGGTCTGTGATTATTCCAGCCTTGTACGTTTTCTAATAGTTTACTCATTCTGTTTTGGTTAATATATTAATTGCTGCATCTAAATTAAAAGGTCTTACCATGTGGGCATCTATTGGGTTTTCTGTATTTATAGTTTCAGACCAATTGTATCTGTCTATTCTACCCAATGCAAGTCCAAATCTTTGTTCACGACCTCTCAATATTGAGTTTACGTTTTCCTTTTTTAGTTTCTCTGTAATTATATCCTGGTCTACTTGCCACCATTGTTCCCAATTATCTGAACTTGCCTGCTCATATTTATCTAATAGTGATTCAATTTGCTGCATTAAGTCGCCATCAGTTATATTCATTACTCTTTTCCATTCGCTACTATTCATAGCAATATAACAAATAGGATAATGACCATAACCAGTTAAGTCATGTCCATAGCAAGTTATCTCATTTTCATTTGGATTCCAATAATTTGAACATGGCATCATATCTCCATCAGCAGTCATAATAAGTCCATTAAAGCAATAAGCTCCGAATAAACGTGAAACTTGAACAAGTGTTTCATCTCTGTATTTACTTTCACCTTCTAAAAAGAAAAAGTGATTGTAATTATCAAAAATAGATTCAAATATTTTAGGATTGCCTCTTAAAAAGCAAATTACCTTCCATCCTAAGTTATTCCATGCTTTGCAAACAAAAGGAATGTATTGATAATAGTCAGGATTATCGTTTGCACTTACTACAACGTATTTATTCATTTGCCCAATAAAATATGTGTTTATATTCGTTTTCCATTTCTTTATATTCGTCTTTGTATTGGTCGTATCCTTTTAAAAATTTAATTATAGGAGCTTCATAATACCCAGCAGCTCCAATGTGTCCGCAAGTATCATTTGTTTGTCTGTAAATTTCATCAACATTTTCCAATGGTTCATCAATAAAAGTATTTCTGTAACCACTTAAGAAAGTATTTGGCATTCCTAATATGTAATGCTGAATAATAGATTCACTTCCATGTTGAGCGTAAATAGGATATACTTTAGCATTCAATGTTTCCTGGTCAGTTCCTTTTATTTTATAGTCTCTACTATCTAAAACAGATTCTAAACTTTGAAACCTATCTTTAAAATATTTACTTAATCCTATCATGCCACCCATTAAAGGTATATTGTGAGAAATACTGTCTGTAATAGCATGAACTACTTTATTTGTATTTCCCCATTCTTTTACCATTTGCGCCTCTCTATATGTTAATGGGCTATCAGTATCTCTGCAAATTATTCTTTCAACTTTAGCCTCAAAAATAGGCAATAACCTCCATAACATAGCTTTACACAATGGTTCTTCAGGCAATACTTTAAATATTACATTGTAATCCTTCCACCTATTAAATAGTCTTTCATACTCGTTATAAGTCTTTTCATCAACGCAAATATGAATGTGCCAGTCAGGATACAAACAACGAGCAAGGCGAATATTAATCCACATACCTCGAAGATAGGAGTTAAAATCAAAGCAATTTTCTTCTTTTTTACCATAGCCGAAAAGTG